CCTTTGTTTCACCGCGCCGGATAAAAACGACGATCAGCGCAAGGAACACAAGGACAACCAGCACGCTGTCCCAATTCGCAAGCAGAAATTCAAGAATGTTCATGTTTCTTCCCCTTTCTTTTAACCGATGACGGTACAGGCGGATTCAGGGACCCAGCCCAGCCCGTCCACGTGTACGCCGCACTTGCGGCCCGGATAGTAATATTTGACCGTGTACGTTCCGTTCACGGTCTTTCCCCGCCCGTTGCCGTTGCTGTCCCGGTACAGGGGGCCGGAATACTTCACCCGTGCGCCGACGCGCATTTTCGGGGCCGGGGCGCTCCCGCCGCCGGAAACCGCTTGCACGTCCGCCGCGTCAACCCAGCCGTAAACGGTGGACCCGCCGCCGCTCTGCTTGATAAGGTGGTAAGGGTGCTTTGTTCCCTTTGCAATCGCCGTCACCTTTGCCGTTCCGGGCTTGCACGCCGGGCCGCTGGACGCGTTCGCGTTCGTATAGTGACGATTGCCCGTAAAGCGCACCACGTCGCCCACGGAGAACGCAAGCGCGCCGGACGTATCAGGGGCCCCCCCGGACGGTTTCGGCGTTCCTGCGCCGCCCTGTGCGCCCTGCTGGGGGCTTTCCGCGGTGTCATAGGTGATATAGGGCAATTTCCCGTGTTTGGTCCATTTGCGCCCGTTCATGCCGGAAATAGCGCCGATGTTCAAGCACGCCGTCACCTGTACGCAATTCTTGAAAGCCGGGGTGCATTCGATGACCTTTCCGCCGCCGATGTAAACGCCGATATGACCTTTCAGCCACACCGCTTCGCCGGGGACGATCTTTGAAAAGTCGGTCGATACCCCCGAACACTTCGTAATCATGGTATCGGCTCCAATGTCAGGAACGCCGTTGACGGCATAGCCCGCGCCGCCGTAGGTTTTTGACGCGTTGCCGTTCCAGCCCCAAAGCACGCCTTTAATCAGGCACACGCAATCGAACCCGTAAACGGGCGGGTTCTGATTCGCCGCGGCCCGAATCATTGCCGTTCGTGCCGCCTGTTTGTTGTAGCTGTGATTCGTGCAATACCGGGACACGTTGCCCCCGGTCAACGGCGCGCCAAAGCACCCCATGACGTACAGCGTTTTATAATTGTCCACGATGTCTTGCAGTTTCTTGATAAATTCGGAAGCTTTCATTTTGCCCCCTCCTTTCGCGTCTGCCGGGGTTTTGCCCCCGGCGGTGTCATTCTTCCCACCGGACGTTTCGGGCCGTCCTGCGGGCTGTGTGGCGCTTCCTGCGCCGTCGTATGCGGTCAGGCCGTAAGATTCGATAATCTGAATCAGCTTGTCCGCGTATTGCGGGTCCGTGGCATATCCCGCGGCCTTGATCGCCCGGCAAGCGGTTTTATAGTCCCGCTCCCCGATGACGGCTTTATACCGCGCGGCCCCGGTCAGCAACGCCGAATGATCGGCGACGCTCTCCGCCCAGCTTCCGTAAGCCCTGAAAAGGGCCGTCACGGTCGTAAAGGTTGCGCCGTCGTAACACTCTTGCGTTTTCGCGCTGTAAACCCGGCCTTTCCACGATGACCCGGCCTTGATTCCGAAAAGGGCGTTCGCCTTGACCGTCAAGCCGGATTTTCCCCAGCCGCTTTCAAGGATTGCTTGCGCGATAGTCAGGGACGCAAGCACGCCGCTTTTCTGCATATCGGCGGCGGCAAGCTTGCCCACCCGCTCGATGAAAGATTTTTGTTCGTTCGTCATTGCTGTTCCTCCGTCAAGGCTGAATGTTGTTCAGGTCAACGGGCATTCCCTCTGTTTCTTCCGGGTGTGCCTGTTTGATCTTCACGACGTTTTCCGCCTTTGCTTTCCACGAATAGAACCCGATTGCCGTTGCCGTCGGCGTTCCCACGTATGCGAGGAAAACCCCAAGTTGTGAAATGTCGATGACAACGGCCCAAAGCCCCACGCCGAACCCGGCAAAATAGGTCAAGAGGACCCCCGAAAGAATCAGCTTTGAAAACTCAAACTTTCGGGCGGTCCTCTTTTTCCGGCGGCGTTTCCGCTCCCGGCTCCTTTCGATCAGCAACACGGCGGCGATTCCTGCAATCAGCCCGGCGGCGGCGCTGAATAGATACGTCATGCCGTGCCGCCTTTCATAGAAAATCGTGTTTTATCAGTCGTTCATCATACACCCGTTTAATGTTCGCCACCGCGTGTGTCGCGCGGTTGTTCTCATATTCCGGGTGTGTGTCGCAATACTTTTCATAGAAATCTATTTCCGCCAAAATCTCTATGAAATCTTCCCGCGTGTGCGGAATGTCCCGCAACAACTCATTGTTGAATTGCAGGATTCTTGAACGGTGCAAGTCGGCGTTCCTTGCGTCGTCCGTTTTGATGTGTTCATCAAGAATCTTCCGTGTTTCGTCTAACTTCGTCAGAACGTCCTTGTTGATTGCCCGGCCTATGGCCTGTGCAAGCGCCGTCCACGGGTTGACCTTGATGGGGGCAATCTGAATCAGCGTCAAGAGGATAAGAAGCGCCCCGCCGCCGCTGGTCAATAGCTGTGCAATCGTCATGTTGCTTTACCTCCACCGCAAGAAATCCCCGTAAACGCTTTTCAGCGAATACGGCTTGATGTCGGGCGGTTTCCCGCTCTTCCCGTACACGGCCCGGTCATACGCCCAAATCAGCCAGCGGGCGGTGTCCTCCGCCCATATCGCAAGGGGCATAATCAAGAACCATAACAGGCCGAACGCCGGGCAAATCTGCCCCAGCACGTTGCCGGGCTGATTGCTGTAATCCCATACCCCCAGCCCCAGCCAAAGGTTCAGGACGCACCCGGCGACGAACTCCACGGCAAGCACGATCACGGCCCCGATCACCGCTTGCACGATGACCGGGGCGTTGTAGAACCGCGGCGCTTGATTGATCGCCCCCACAAGGACCCCGCAAAGCCCGCCGACGATCAGCATTGCCGGGTGGGAATGCCCGCGAAAAACGACTTCGAGGGCAACATAAATCGCCCCCAAAGCCGCCCAAATCGTTAAAATGCGTTTCATTCTGCGCCACCGCCCGCGGCCTTGATGATCTCCGCCATACTTGCGGCAAGGTCGGCGGGCAACTCCGCGCCGTAGGAAATGGAATCCAGTTCGGCGAGGTCGGCCCGCTTTATCCATGCGTTCAGGTGATTGCAGTATGTCCGATGATAGAACACGTGCGCGGTCGCCGCCTGTGCAAGCGCCGTGAACTCTTCCGCCGGGAACATACGGCAAAGTTCCCCGTCGGCGTGATAGGGAACCGCCGCCGCGCCCTCTTTGACAGTCGTAAACTGCGCCATCAATTCGGTTTGGTCGTGTTCGGTCAAGCTGTAATGGGACCCGTTCAGGTCAATTCCGGCGTAAATCGCCGCGGAACACGAAAGGCCGACTTCCGCTTTCTTCGCGGCCCGGACCTGTTCAACGTCGTTCCAGTCGTCGGGCGGCTGGATTCCCAGCCGCTCCAAACGTAAATTGCGAATGCTGTCTTGCTTGTGCTGTACGCTCATTCAAAATTCCCCCCTGCCGAAACAATGAAGCAGTCGCCCGCGGCCCCGTTCCGATTTACCTTGATTCGGAAGTTGAAGCCCCATTTCGCGGCTGTCTTTGTCTTATTCTGTAAGAAGATTTTGTTCCCGGAAATGACGGCTTGCGTCACGTCCTCCCATGTCGGGGAAGCGTCATAGCCGTTATTGCACATTTCAACGGAGAACGTCGCGCCCGCGGGAATCTGCCGGGTGACGCTCATAATCGCCTTTGTCACCATGTCGTCAGCGTCCAGCGGGGCCGAAAGGGTCAATTCAATTTCGGTTTCGTTCTTCGAGAACGTGAACGTCCGGGTGGCGCTTCCGCCGTAGTTGTCCGTCGCGGTGATCGTCAGGGTATGGGACCCGTTCAAAAGCTTCACCCATTCCGCCGCCGTCACGTTGAAAGAATAGTTCTGTCCGCTTGTGGCGTTATAGGACCGCTTTTGCACGCCGTCGATCTTCTCAACAACTGTGATCGTCTGCCCGCTGTCCGGGTCGGTGACGGTGTAGCCCTGATTGAACGGCCCGGTTTTCGTTCCAAGGTTTGAATCTGTGCCGCTGATCGTGGGCGCGGTGTTGTTCACGACGGTTCGGGTCGCGCTGGTCTTGTACGCGGATTCCGCCCCGGCGCTGTCATAGGCTTTTACGCGGTATGCAACATTCGCCCAGCCGAACGTGATTGCGTCGGTGTACGTGCGGTTGATTCCCTTGTAAACCTGTGTCCATGCGCCGCCGTCGTGCTGGCGCTCCAAAATGTACCCGGACAAATTGCCGTCGCTGTCCGTGGACGCTCCCCAGCTTACGGTCAGGCTGGTTCCCCCGCGAACGTCCGTCGGAACGGTGATACTGCCGGGGACCGTCGGGGCCTGATTCCATACGATTGTGTATGCGCCATCCGAATCCGTGGTATCAGATACCAAGATTGAAGATGACAAATTACAAAGCGGGCGCACGCCGCCGTCGCCGCTGTACGCGCGGCTCAGCGCGCCGGAGGAAGCGACGCGGCGGACGTTGTACGAGCTGGACGCGTAAGCGTCGCAAAGCCACCAATACCACGCCTTTGAAGCGGCAAAATTGTTATTTGTGTATTCGCTTTTGCTTACACATTCGGCGGTCGGGTAGGCCAGACGGGAATTGTTGTCGCTGAACAAGGCCAGCTTCGTGCCGCAAGTCGCGTCGCCGGACAAGCCCACTTCCGTACAGGACGCAAAGAAAATCTTGTCAACGCAAGTTTCGGTTCCGCCGCCGTCCGTGCTTGACTTGCCGACGGTGTGCGTTGTGTCCAGCAGGGCCGCGCGGAAGTTCGCGGAGAACCCGGCAAGGAAGCCCGCTTCCTGATCGTATTCGTTGTAATTGCTCCATACGTTGGCATTCGTCGGGGCCGCGTCTGCGCTGTGCTTTGCGCTGTACCATTTACCCGCGGCGGCGGTGCTGTTCAGCCATTGCCGGATATTCGAGTAAATCCAGCGGTTATTGCCGTAAGAACGGCGGTTGCTGTCGCTGTTCCCTGATTCGATAGCGTCAAAGCACTTTAACGAAATGATCTTTTCCGTAATCAGCGTCACGGACCCGGACGGGTAGCCGGAATGCCCCTTGTCGGCAATCTTCCAGACAATAGGCTTGCCGTTGTAAAGCGTCCCGGTGTCTTTGACAAGCGCGCCGACGGCAAGGGAACTTAATGCTTTTGCCATTGTTTTTCACTCTCCTTGAATAGATTTTTGAATGTGCGGTCCATCTCCCGGACAAGGTGATAACAATTCCCCTTGATTGCGTGACTCCGCCAGCTTCCGTAAGATTGTTCGATCTCCGCAAGGGTGATTTTGCCGCCGTCCAGTAAAGCCCGCTGTTTCTTCATCTTCCGTTGTTCGTTACATTTGCTTCCCCTCCTAACTTTCCGAATCACTTTCCCCGAATCGGTCAAATACGTGTGAAAACCTAAAAAGTCAATGCCGTTCCGCAACGGAAAGATGTTCGTTTTATTGTTCAGCTTCAAGCCCAATTCGCCGACGTACCTTTCAATCTCCGCCCGGCAATACCGCAAGTACGCCTTGTCCTCATGTATCAAGTAAAAGTCGTCCATGTACCGCCCATAATAGCGAATGCCCAGCTTCTCTTTTATGAAGTGATCTAACCCCGAAAGGTACATGACGGCGAACCATTGTGAAGTCTGATTGCCGATAGGGATTCCGGGATTTTCGGTGCTGTCAATTATCATGTCAGTAAGCCACAAAACGTCCGGGTCCCGGACGTATGCCCGCACCATTCGTTTCAACGGCTCATGCTGGATTGAATAGAAATACTTTGAAATATCGCACTTCAAAACCCAGCCGTCGGCGTACCCTGCTTCTTTCGGCGGCAATGGCGGCAAGCCCGCTTCCCGGCGCGCCTGTTCCGCTCTGCCTTTCCGGGTGAAGTAATAGGACCGCATAAACGCTTCCAGCCGATATAAGCCGTCGTGCGTCCCTCTGTCTTTCTGCGACGCGTAATTGTCCCGGATAAACCCGCGGGAAAACGCGGGTTCAAGTATGTTGTCGCATAGGGAATGTTGAACCACCTTGTCTTTGAACGCGTTGGTCATCACGATTCGTTCTTTCGGCTCATATACCCGGAACACGAAATAGTCGGACGGCCTGTACGTCTTGTTTTTCAACATTTCCGAAAGCAAACAAAGGGCCTCCAGCAAGTTCGCTTCAAACTTTGCGACGCTTGCTTTGCCCCTCTTGCCCCGGCGGGCTTTCAGGAATCCGGCGTATAGGTTGCCGAAATCATAAACCCGCTCGAAATCTGCGTTTTGCATATAGAAAACTCCTTGCCGTGTATAGATTCCGCCATGCAGGGAACAAAACGCCCCGACGCACGCGCGCCGGGGTTCCTTGTTTCGTTGTGCAATGCTTCATCATCGGACCCCACCACGCGCCCGCGGCGGGACGGAAGCTGGTTTCCGTGGACCTTGCTTCACCAATCTTGTATTTACCGCCGTGCTGTCACCACGACGGAGGGATAAGCCCTCCTTTGTGGGTGGTCCTCTGTTTTCAGCCTTTCGGCTTACTCAATCGCGGTTTTCCACCAAAGCGGGCGCACGCCGTTGTTGCCGTTGTACGCGTTGTTGTTGTTCAGCGCGCCGGAGGAATTGACGTTGCGGACGTTGTACGAGTTGGACGCTTACAGGGCTTACCCCAAAGAAAACCCGCCGGGCGTTACCGCCGGGGCGGGGTTCCTCTCTGCATAGCAACGGCCCGTTCCCGGTCTTTCTTGCGCCAGCTTGCGGTCATGTACTTAACGTCAAGGACGTATTTTGACCACGCGGCGCATTGATCGTCCGAAATCAGGCCGTTTTCAAAAGATAATTCAATCAGGAATAGAACCGTCTTGCACTTCGTCAGGGCCTTTTTCTGTTCGTACCTCCGTTCCCTGTATTCTTGCGGGTCCGCAATATCAAGTTCGTTCGCTTCCTGAATGTGTTGGAAAATATCAATCGTCAGGTCATGCAGACGGTTTACAATCGTGAATCGGTACTTTTTCGGAAAGCGCCGTTCATTCGTCATTAGAAACGTGTGCTTCACAAGGTCTTTCGCCTTTGTGATGATCGCAAATTCCGTTTGCTCCGCCTGTTTCTTTCTGCTCTCCAATTAAGCACCGCCTTTCCCGGATTCGCTCGACTTCCGCCGGGTCCCCGTCAAAGGTGAACCCGAACCGTGTTACGGTAAGAACCGCCCGGCTCCCGGTGTAGGTGGTCCCGCTGATCGTGATTTCGTCAGCGTCCCCGCACCGTTCGCAAGGCGGTTCAATTTCCGTAAACAGATTGCCGATAATGCAGGACAATTCCCGGCGGGTGCAAGCGTATTCCGTCAACATTCGATTCTTTGCCGCTCCACGTTCCAAACGCCCTTGACAAGCGTTATGCCGTCCAGCGCGTCAAAGGAAACAAGAAACGGATTCCCGGTAATGTTGTTGAAAAGGCCATCTTCCACGCGGGCGACGCGGCTTTCAAGGGACGCGGCAAGGTTCAGCGCGTTTGAAGCGTCCGCCGCCGCCTGTTCCGCTTTCTGCGCGCCCGCGGTCCATGCCGAACGCTCCGCCGCGGTAATGTGAATGTCGGCGTTCTCTGTATGCTCGATCAGCCCGGCAATCGCGGTGTCGTAATTGCTGATCTGCGCCGCCGTCACGTGAACGTCGGTGTTGCCGATATGCCCGTACAGGTCGCTTTCCATTGCGCCGACGTTCGGCGCGTCAAGGATATTGCGCCATTTTGTGTACGGGTAATATGCCGTAATGGTCCCCGCCTTTTCCTGAAAGACAAGGACGCAATTTAATTCGGTCATTTCGCTTCCTCCTTTTGGATTTTCCCGCCCTCCGCCCTAACCGCCCCGCGCCATGCGCGAGGGGTTAAGCGGACGGGTTTTCGTCCTCGATAACCTTAATCATCAGGGTGGGAACGGCGGTCGCGTCGGCAACCGTACCCGTGCCGGAAACGATAGCGGAAGCGCCCGCGGCAATGCCGCCCAGCTTCTGCCGCTCCGTCGCGGTCATCATCACCTTTTCGGCGGTGTCGGTAATCATGCTGGCGGGGTGGGTTGCGGGGTGCTGATACACGACGACTTCCGCGCCGTCAACCTTGACGTTGCCGTTCGTGTCGGAATGCTCCACCTTTGTCATGCCGGATTGCAGGGCTTCGACGGCGGTTTTCAGGCCCGCAATATCGGTCGTGAATCCCTGCACCACGTCGCCGTGGGCGGTCAGGTATTCCGCAACCTCTTTCAAGGTGTCATAAGCTTCGTTGACGGTCGCGCCGTCCTCCGCGGTGATACCCATGATCTTGTTGTAAAGCGCGTCGTTCGCGGCCTTGATGTCGGCGGTAACGGTGGTGCTGTCGGCTTTCAGGGCAACGGCGGCGATAATCTCCGCCAGCTTCGTGGAAAGGGCCTTTTGCTGTCCGCCCTCTTCATAGATCACGTTGTCCACGTGGGAACGGGCCATAAGGTCGGTCAGAACGCCGTTTACTTCGTCCTGAAAAATAACCATCTTCATCTTGTCGCTTGTAGTGAATGCCATTGTTTTTTCCTCCATTTTTTAAGTAAGTTTGATTTTTAGCGGCTCTTCGTCCGCTTACTGGGGTTGCTTTTCGGCGTTGTCAACGCTCTTCGTTTCTTCGTCGATCTTTACATACAAATCACTTCCTTGTTTCATGGGTTGTATATCAAGCTGGACGACTTGCGGCCCGTCCGGGTTTTCCGGGTCCGGGTCAACGTCGCCGCCCTGCTGGATAACCTGTAACCACAAAAAAGGCCCGTCCGCCGTCGGTTTCTCCGTTCCCGTATAAATGGGGACAAGGGAATTTTCGACGGCTTCCAGCCGCGGCAAAGCGCCGCCGTGCGCGTCCGGGTCCGCATTGTGATTCTTCAAGTCTGTTTTCGTTGCCGTAACAACGTTCGGGTCAACGGCAATCGTCACGTTTGCGGCGTTTGCCACCTCGATGTGCATTGTCAATTCGACTTCGCCCGCCGCGCCCGTGGTAATGATGACTTTTTCCGTGTCCGGGGTGTTGCAGACGGCAAACATAATGTCGTCGCCCTCTGTCTGCACGCTCATTTCGCGGATTGTAAAGCCGCCCACGGTCGCCGGAATGACCGCCACAATGTCAATCATGTTCGGCGAATCCGGGTTGATCTGCACGCTGTTTACCTCTCCGCGCCATTTCTCATTTTTTAGCGCGGTCATGTCCGCCGACGGCTGGTAATACTGCCCGCCGCCGTCACCGACGGCAAGGTATTTCAATTTGACCTTTTCGCCCCTCATGGTCGCCGCCGTGACAAGGGCAAGGCCAGCGGACGTGACAACGGTTCCGTATGTTCTTTCGGTGTCTGGCATTGCTTTTTACCTCCATTTGTTATAAATTCACGCGGATTCAGGCCGGGCCGTATGCGGGGAAGATTTCAACCTTTGTCCCCGTCTTTACAACCGCGCCCGTGCGGACGGTTGCCCGCTCCGTCATGCTCTTTACAAGAACCGGGAACACTTCAAGCCGCGTTCCCGCTTTCACCGCCGCGGCAACATGAACAGTTCCGGCGGCGGCTATGTCCTTTGCAAGATACGGGTAAACCTCCAGCCGCGTCCCTATGGAATGCACCGCCGCAACATGAATCGTCGTTTCCTTTTTAACCTCATAGCTGATCGCTTCAAGGTGGGAACGTAGGTTTTTATAAAACCGAATGCGGTTCAAAACCTCTGCTTGCCGGGCGGCGGTCAATCCCTCCGTCGTCACGCCGATAATAACCCGGAACGTGTACGGCTTGCCGCCGTACTCGAACCATTCTTGAACCTTTGTGCCGGGGTACACGGCCCCCAGCGCCGTTTCGACGGCGTATTTTGTACCCAGCTTTCGGTGAACCTTTACGCTGTCTTTGATCGTCTGCCGTTTAACCTCTATCGGGTAAGAATAGTCGTACCAATCGACGTGAAGATCATAGGCGAGAACGTCAAGCGTCTGTTCGTCAAGTTCATCAATCCGGGCGTAAATGATGTTCTTTTCGATCTGCCGGGCCGTAACCTGTAATTGCTCCGCAATGGTCCGGGCCAGCGCAATCATTTTCGGGTCGTTTTTCAGAACGGGCGGAAGCGAACGGGTGAAGTCGATTGAATAAATATCGTTGTCATTCATTCTCCGCACCCCCGTTCACAACCGCCGTTTCCCCGATCACCGCAACGGCGTTGTCGGGAACGACTGTATCGACGGGGGACCGTACCTTGACGCGCTTTGCCCCGGCTTGCATAAGCAGGGAAATTAAATAGGACGGGTTCACGTCCCGCCCCATCTTTGCGCCTTGCCATTCCTTGAACGTCCGAACCGCCGCCGCGATATTCTCCGCCACCTTGTCGTCGCTTACCGCGCCGCCCTCTTGCGTCCAGTATGTAAAGTCGATGTCATACGGGACCGTTTCAGGGGCCGCGACGGTGACGTGATCGGTCAGGGGCCGCACCTTGTCGGCGTTCAGAATGTCTAAAACCTCTTTCAAGATTTCTTCCCCCGGCAACTGCCCGCCGGAAAGCAGAACCCGCACGTCAACTTCGCCCGGTTCCGGGGAAGTCGCTTTCACGTCCACGATCAACGCCGACGCGGATTTTGCGTAATACTCATACGCACCCAGCGGCCCGGCGGTTGAAAAGGTTTCGACGCTTTCGCGCATACGCTCATAAAATGCCGCGTCGCTCTCTTCGTCCGCGCCGCCGTCCGATTCGGACACATTTTCGACGGACCCGAAATACGGGAAGATGTCAATTAACTGTGTGATCTGCCCCGGAACAAAGCCGTTCCCGATCTCCCCATCCGTCTGGCACTCCGCTTCCACGTCCCCGAACAGGTCGCCCGCTGGGATTGTCAGGGCTTGCGTTGTCTGAAAGATGATTTCGCCGTCAACGGTCACGCGGGTTCCCACGGGAACGATTGTCGCAACCTCCAACGGAATGGAAAGGGTGAACCGCAACGTCGTTTTCGCCTTTTCCGGCTCCAAACGGTAAGCGTCTTTGAACAGTTCTGCGAGGGAATCCAAATATTCACCCTCTGCATACCGCGGGACGTTCTGCCGGGCCGAAAAGTCGATGTTTACCCGCTCTTGAATGATGATGTCGGCCACCCAAAGAATAAACAGGCGCGCCGGGTCCGCCGGGTACAATGTCCGCCCGGTGAATGCTTCGTAAGACTGAATCAGGGCATTTACAACTGTGTTCGTGTCCGTGTCTACAAAGTGAATATCGGAGTATTCTCTAACTTTCGTCGTCAATTATGTTCACCTCCACAACTGGAATCAGCGTGCCGGGCGTGTCGCCCAATTCATAGGTAACGCCCAGCACTTCCGCCCGCGGTTCGTCCCGCTCCACCGCGTCTAAAACCTCCGAAATAAGAACAGATTGTGCAACCTGTATCGGCCTGTCAACGAACCTTTGCGCCATTCCCAGCCCCCGGTCAAGGGGAACGGAGAATTTCGGCGTTGATATGATGACCGCGACGTTCTGCAAAACCTCTTCTTCCGTCGTTTCCGGGGCAAGATTGATGTTTTTAAGGTCATACGCCTTTATGATGTGCGCCACGCTCTCACCCCCTTAACGGCCCGAATATGATTTCATCGTGACGCTTACTTTCGCAACAAGCAGATTTCCGCGGTTGTCATAGCGCGGCAACGAATTTGAAAGCTTCGTTATAACCCACTTGTTTGTGCCGTAAGCTTTCGGCCCGATGACAAGGCGGTGAACCTCTCCGCGCCGCATTGCTTTAAGCAGTTTTGAAACCTCCGCAATCGGGTTCACTCCCAAAAAAGCGGAAAAGAACATTGTAAACGTCATGCTTTCAACGTCCGTCCCCGTGAACTCTAAAAGGGGTTCTTTCAAATGCCTGTCATGCGTCGAATACTTCGCGCCGCTGTCCCATTTCAGGCCGTCAAACGTCTTGATCTGATTTCTTGAAACGGCAAAGGTGATGTCGCCCCAAGTCCCGATAACTGCCATCTTTTATATCCCTCCTATCACGAACCCGTCGCCGTCGTTCGTCGGGATATAAAGACAAAGCACATAGTCACCCGGCGACGGTAGCCACGGGCTTATTTTGACTTTGTGCGTGTGCGACGCAAAGGACGCGTCGCCGCTTCCGCCTGATTCCGTTTGTGTTTCCTGCACAACGTCTTTTGCCGGAATGAACGGCGGGTTCTGAATCACTTTCAGGGGACCCGAAACAAAGGTTGTCCCCATATCCTTAAAGGTCACGCGGGCGGTTCTGTCTGCGGCATTGACGGAGGAAACCCAGCCCGTGCGAACGATGTTTTTATAAACGCTTGCTTCTCCCATCAATACCCCTCCAATACGCGGCGTAATTTGACGCTGGTTGTGTACCCGCTCGACGAAACGGAATGCGTCGCGCTCTCGACGATGTACTTTCCGTCGAATGCTCCGTACCCTTTCACGGTCACGGTCACGCCTGCAACCAGCCCAGCGTCGCCGACAAGTGTAAAACTGGCGGTGAATTGCTGTCCGTTCTTCTCCCGCAACCGCTTTTCTGCAAGCGTTTTCGCTTCCGCGTTGCTCGAAACCTTTTCTTTGATCTCCAGCACCTGTGCGCTTTCGCTTGTGTCAGCGTCCGGGGCCTTGTATGTCGCTTCATAGGTCGTCCCGCTCGACGGGTCCGTATAGGTCACGTGGCAACTGCTGTATGAAGCGTCGTGAAAGCTTGTGTTGAAGCTGTACCGCTTCACGTCCGCCGCGCCGCGCTTGATCGTGCGGACCGCGCTTTTCTTCTCATACGCCGCCGCGTCGAATAGAACAATCATTTTTGCCGTTACTTTAAGGGAAATCCCCGCGGCCTTGCAAAGCCGTTGCAAAAATGTAATGTCCGATTCCTGCACCTGTTCTTTTCGTGTGTAAAACGGGTCGAACGCCGATTCAAACATACACGTAAGCCCGTTCTTTCCGGCAATTTCGTTCGCAATCCCGGAAAGCTTGATTTTCTCCCATGCTTTTGTCTTTTTCTGCGTTCGTACCGTTGACGTGTAGGGGATAGACCCGCCCTTGATTGTCACTTTCGAGGGCGGGCCGCTCCCGTCCACGCTGTCGATCTGAAACGTGCCGCAATCCAGCACCCGGTCTTTTCCGTCCGAGTTCCAGTTTTTTTGAACGATCACCGCGGCAAGTTCCGCGCCCTTTGACGCGCCGGGCGTGTTCAGCCAATTTCCAAGCCACACGCCCTCCCGGTCGTCAAGGGTTAGTTGTAAATCGTCCGTTTCGTCCTGTTCGTTGTCCGTGTAAGACAAGGATTGCAAATACCTGTTGATGTCTGCGCTTATGTCCACGCCGTCAAAGGTCAGGCGGACGACGGTTCGCCGTGCGTTCATGTCGTCCGCCCCCTTTTCCACGGCGGCAAGTCAGCCGAAACCCGCGCTTCCGCGTCGGGTATATCCAGCGTAATTCCTGCCGGGAAAACGACGGTCCGGCGGTGTTGCGGGTTCGCTTTCATAATCCTGTCGGTGTATGCTTCGTCGCCCAGCGTCTTGTAGGCGATACCGTCCCACATATCCCCGGCAATGGTCGTGTATTTAGTCATACCTCCGCCGCCTTTCATCGTCCTCCCTCTGCTTCATGCGGTCGTCGAACTTGTCTAAAAGTTCTTCGTCCCGCCTGTCTAATATTTCTTCGATGTCCTCCGCTTGCGCTTCGCTCCCCACATGGAAAACGGGCGCGCTGTGAATGACAATGCCCCCGCCTTGCGGTGATTCTGCGGTAACGGTCGGGGCTGAAACTCCGCCCGGACCGACGCGCGCCGCCGAAAGCGCCGCTTGCAGTAACGGCAAGAGGGTAACAACCGTCGTTCCGTCCTGCGCTTCACGGGCCGCGTTGATGTTGTCAAAGATTCGCCCGGTCTGTGCGGCGGTAAATACGGTCCGGCCCCTTGCGTTCGTGATAAGTTCCGCCCCCGCTTCGCCCGCAATGAACGTGTCGGGGGTGTATTTAGAACCCTTTGCAAGCATGGGAATAAGCGGTATATTGATACCCATTCCGCCGATTCCGGGGACCCAATCGGGAATTTTCAGCTTGTTCAAGCCGCCTATAACGGTATTGATAACGGAAATAATGCCGTTTACAACGCCCGTGCAAACGCTCTTGATTGCTTCCCATATCCCGCTGAATATGCTTTTCACGCCCTCCCACGCCTGTTTCCAGTTTCCAGTAAACACGCCTGTAATAAACGTGATAAGCCCTTGCAAAATCTGTGTCAGCCCGTTCAAAATGCCTGAAATTGCGTTGATTGCCGCTCCCAGCACGTTGCTAAACAGTTCCGCAACGGCCTGTATGATCGGCATTAGTGCTTGAAGTAGCGATTGCAGAACGGGCAAGATCGCTTCAACAAGCGGTTGTATTGCTGAAACCACCGTCATAATCAGGTCGATCACGATAGGAAGAATGTTGTCTATGATCTGCTGAATGATCGGCATAAGTGCTTCAAGTAACTGTTGCAGAATCGGAAGCACCGCTTCTATGATCTGCATTACAATGGGAACGAGGGTTTCCACAAGCTGAATCAGCACGGGCAAGATCGCTTCGACAATCTGCCCTATGACGGGCAATAGCTGGGCGATAAGGTCAAACAGGACGGGAAGCACCGTTGCGATTATCTCCCCGATCAGCGGCACGATCTGTTGTATCAGACTTCCGATGACGGGTAGCAGGGAAGTGGCAAGCTGGGCGAATTGATCTAACAGGCCCGGCAAGATTCCCTTTAACTGTTCCACAACGCCGATGATCGAATCAAACACGGCAACGCCCGCTTCTCCGAAATTCTCTTGAAAGAAGTTCCGCGCGTTTCCGATGTTCTCACCGCTGAAAACGCCTTTAATCGCCGCGCCGACGTTCTGAATCACGCCCCACACCTTGTCGAATACGGCAAGTGCGCCGTCGCCGAACGTCTGTTGAATCCAGCCGCGTACCTCTTCAAGATTGCCGGAAATCAGCTTGATTGCAAGGGCAACGCCGCCGATGATACCGACAAGGGGCAAAAGCTTTCCTTTGATACCTCCAAGCCCTGAAAACAGGCCCTTTATACCGCCGGAAGCGTTAAATGCTTTCATCTTCGCAAACGCGCCTTGAATCCCCAATATTCCGCCCTTGATTTCCAAGAACGCAAGCTTTCCCGCTTGCCCCCCGGCCTTTAAGCCTAAAAGGGCCGCGGCAACCTTGACGATTGTTGAAAGCAATTTCGGGTTTTCCTGCGCCCATGCCGAAAACTTCGTCACTAAATCCGCCAACTTTTCCGCCGCGGTCGTGACGTATGGTAAGAACGTATCGCCTAACACAATACCGAGATTCGACAAGGCCGTTTTTGCCTTTTTTATCTTCTCTTCGGTCGTGTTCATCATTTTTTCGTAGGCGGATTGTGCGGCCCCGGTGCTGTCTACCATTGCGGAAACTTCGTCGTTGAATCCCTCAACGCCGTTTGCCATCAGCGTAAGGGCGGCTTTTCCCGCTTCCGCGCTCCCGAACATATCCGCAAGGGTTTTCCCGCTCTTGTCGGCTTCGCCCTGTAAGATGTTCAGAACGTCCGCAAGACTTTTTCCCTCCGCCATCAGTTCGCTGAACCCTTTTCCCGCGGCCTGTCTTAACGCTTTATCTGCCGACGTGCCGCTTTTGCCTAATTCGTTCAACATACTGTTCATGTAAGTTGTCGTTTCGGCGGCGGCAATGCCGCGGGCGGTCATAATGGAGTAGCCCGCGCAAAGCTGTTCCAGCGCGACGTTGTTTGCATTCGCGGTCGGAATCACTTTGCCCATGACCGACGACAATTCCGCGACGGTAACTTTGCCGCGGTTTTGCGTCGTAATCAGCATATTAGAAATTTCTTCCGTTTTCGACGATTCCATACCGTAGGCATTTAGAATCGTCGTTAAAACGTCCAACGCTTGCCCGGTTTCGGCAAAGCCGCCCTTTGCAAGCATGGTCGCTTTTTCCACGAATGAAACCGCGTCGGAGGTTTTCTGCCCGGCGGAAATCGCGTTGTAAACGTCCTCCGCGACGGTGCTTGCGTTGACCCCCAGCGCATTTGACAGATTGATGATTTCTTTCTGCATTTGCGAAAGGGGAACAACGTTCGTGTCGGCAATCGTGCCGACTTTTGCCATCGCGGTCTGAAACTCTATCGACTTTTGAACGGGTCCGGCATAAATCGCCGTACCCAGCGCGGCAATGGTCCCAATCGTCCCGGCAAGCTGTGTTTTTGTCTTTGAAATCGCTTCGCTGTTTTTCTGCTGTGCCTGTCCGATCTTCGCCAGCCGTTCCTGATTCCGGCGGACCTGTTCGTAACTTTCGGCCAGCCGTTCGTTCTCCGCGGTCAAATTGTCTGTGTCAACCCCTGCGTCGCGTAGTTCGTCGCCGAGTTGACCCAGCCGGGCTTCCTGTTCCTGAATCTTTGCGGTGGTTTGCTCAATCTGGCGGGCGTTCCTCTCCATCTTCTGCCGTAAGGCTTCCGACGGCTGTTCCGTTTGGCTCATTTCCCGCTGTAAGCGGTCGTGTTCCTCCGTCAGCTTCGCCAGCTTGTCTTTGTTCGCTTCAAGTGCGGCGCTCTGCTTTTGGAATCCCTCGATCTTCCCGGAAAGCGCGTTGATTTTGGAAAGGTTGCCTTGTAACTGCTTTGACGCGTTCATTGCGCTGTTGAAACTGGAATTAAACCCGCTCCCCAGCGTCGCCTGAAGCTTAAAAAGCAATTCAAATTCTTTTCTTCCCGCCAAAGGCTCACCCCCTTTGCTGTCGTTCTTTCTCCGCGCGTTCCTTATCTTCCGCGGCGGCGGCGTTTATGTCCCTTATCCATTGCACAATTTCCGCCGTTGCCATATCAAGCCAAAACGGAATAGGCGTGTTTGTTGCCTTTGCAAGTCGGTAACACTCCCGCCGCCACCAGCGGGCCGGGCGTTTTAATAGCCCGTAGACAGTAAAAAATCACGCGCGGCGTTCGTAATACGGTTGAAGTCGGGCAACGGCATAGCGTCCAGCACGTCGCTTCCGATACCCGCGGCCCGCGCCGCCATCTTGCTCTGGAAGTTCCGGGAGATTTCAGGCGCAAGGGCGTATTCGTTGTTCATCTGCATTTCAGTTTCGATTGCCACCATGTCGCGCCCGGTCAAACGCTCAAAATTGAACGTCAATTCCTTATAGGTCATGCCGCCGTATTCAAACGGTGTCTTGAACTTGTGCGTATAAACGCCCGCGTTTGCCCCTGTGGGCTTCTCTGTGGCTTCCGGGGTAACTGCCGGGGTAGATGTCGCCGCCGTCCCTGCGGCCTGTTCTGCGCCCTGTGTGGCGGTGTTCTTGATAGCTTCGCTCATTGTCTTTTCCTCCGATTCGTTATTTCAGATTTTTAGATACAGAAAAAAGGGCATAAGAAAGCCCGGCGGGGAAGTCCTGCCGGGTCTTACGCCTTGCCCAACGCCTTGCGAACGTCCGCGAGGTAGTCCACGCCGTTGACAAAGTAAATGAAGTTCAGAATATCAATTTCCATCTTCTTTACTCCGTCGATGTAGGTTGCGAAATAGGTTGCCGCATACTCCCCGGAAGCTTCCGCGGACGCGGCGGGGGCAAGCTTGCCGGGGGCAAACTTCGTCGGCGTGACGATCAAAACGTGTTTGACGGCCTGCTGAACGAACTTGCCCGCGGTGTTGTCCCAATACTGCTGGGCGGCGCGGAGGTCAAGCTGGTGATTTCGCGGCTCCGCAAGCTTGATCGCGTCGGCGGTCACGGAACGGAAATTCAATGTCAGCGTCATAGCTTCGATGTGACCCACGAACGCGCCGTTGAATGCGCCGGAAATGCCCGCGCCCTTGACCTCTTCCGCAATCTGCGAGATTTCGGGAAGCGTAACTTCCGCCATGCCGTAAAATTCGGTTGCGTCCTCATATACGGCAAAGTTAGTTGTACCGTTATCAACTTTCATTGTCTGCACCCTCCTTTACGCCGTCAGCGCCGCGGCGACGTACTCCGCGTCGTACTCCAGCACGAAATTAAGTTCTTTCGCCGGGCTGGGCGGGGTCAAGAACACATGGAAAACGGCCTTGCCCGCCATAAGCGCGGTCGTGCTGTTTTCGTCCTCTCTGAACTCGACGCGTCCGCCCAGCAACTGCTCTTCCGCGACAAGGCCGTTCAGCCAAATATTCACGGAATCAACAATGCTGTCGATCAGTCGCCGGGTCATCTTCTTGTCAACCTTGCTCCAATAGGTCAGAATCAAGGAATTTGCAACCCAGCCGAACATACGGGACACGGCGATAAAGTAATTCTTTACGTCCGTGTCGGCGGGGAAACAGGCGGTTTCATTGCCCCAAAGCACATAGCCGCCGATAAAGTTAAGGGCGGTCACAATGCCGTTGCTGTTCAGGTAGTTAGCGTTCTGCAAGTCAAGCAGAATCACCGTACCGTCGGCAAGAACGGCGCTGTCCATCTGCAAAAGCTTGTTCGACGGGGATTCCGCCGGGCAACCGCCGTTGTCCGAATCGGTCAACCCCATTCGGCCCGCGGCCTGAACGGACAAATGAAAAACACGGTCCCCCAGCTTCACCAAAGGCCAGCAAAGAACCTGTGTTTTCGCGTTGATGTTCTGCGCTTTCTTCCACGCCGGAACGTCGGCGTAATGCTTGACCACTTCCGTGTCAACGTCGATCAGGGCTTTCCCCTCGAAAACGCCGTTGATGTTTGCGGCCTTTGCCGCCATGACCGCGGCAACCTCCGACTTGTCGGACCAGCCGGGGGCAACGATCAGGTCGGCGACGATTCCGTATTTCGGGAAAACCTTGTCAATCAGTTCAAGCCCGGAATACTTCTTCGTGGTAGTGTCGAACCCGCCGATAATGTCCCGCTCCGTGATCGCGGACGGGTCCACCGCGTCAAACGTAATGGTCAGTTCGCCCGTGCTTTCGGGGATTCCGCCGCCCTCCAGCACTTCAAGAATCAGATTCCCGCCGTCATAAAACAGGTCGAAATCTGTTCCGATGTCGTACCCGGTGACTTTCACCGTGTCTTTCAGGGCTTCCAGCGGCAAAAGAACCTTGCCGTCGGTCAGCGGGTAATTTGCTTCCTCGACGGTTTTCTTGTGCTTCGCGGGGTCCAGCACGTTCACGAAAACGACGGGGGACACGCCGTAAAGCTTGAATTGCGAATAGATCGCTTCACAAATGGGGTAATTCTTCCAATCGTCGCTATACCCCAAAGCGGCGACGGCTTCGGCGTAGTTCTGGCACATGATCGGGTCGTTCACCGCGCCGCCGACGGTATGTACCGGGGCCGCGCCGACGATGAATGCAACGCCGGAATCAGCCGTTACGGGCGTTGTTACCGACGTGTCGGCCTGTCTTGTAGATACGCCGTGGTAAAATTCAGCCATTTTTTATACCTCCCTGTTGCCGCGCATTGTCGAAACAATGTCGCTATAATACTTGTGTGCAAGGTTGCCGGGGGTCTTGACCTTGACGGAGAACGCCGCCAGCCTGTTCACGGGGACGATCAGCCGCGCCACCTGCGGGTAAACCTCCAGCACGTCCGCAAGGTAGGCTTTCACGTCCTCAAACGTGCCGCGGAACACGGCGTTTTCTTTCAACCGTCCGCGGGGCAAGGTCGGCCCGGCATAAACGAACAGGTCGTACCCGTCCGGCACGTCCTCTTCGCCCTCTGCGCCGCTCTGTTCGGCGTTTTCGTCCGGGGTGGTATTGTTACCCTCCCCGCCGCTTTCGGCGGTTCCTGCGCCGTCCTGTGCGCCCTCTTCACCGCTTCCGGCGGTGTTGTCGCCGCCGCCCGCGCCAGCGTCGCCCGTGGCGCTCTCTGCGCCGCTCTGCCCGGCGTTTTCGTCCGGGGTGGTATTGTTACCCTCCCCGCCGCTTTCGGCGGCTTCCTGCGCGTTGTGCGCGTCAATAGCGGCGATAATCTTTGCTTTCGTCATGCTGTCGTCAACGTCAATCCCGTTCACAACGGCAAGTTCCAGCAATTCCGGCTTTGTCATTCCGGGTTTGTACTCTACTGCCATACTTTCTGAACCTCACTTTCTACAATCGGCATTCGCCATTCGGTCATCATTTCGCCCAAATAGTAAGGCGGCGTGCTGTCCGGGTAGACGATCATTTCAATGGGTGGTTTCAGCATGAAGCGTTCTGCAATCACGCCGTCGCGCAAAAACGCAATACGAATCCGGGTAAGCAGATTCAGGACGCACAATGCGCCCTCTTCGCCGTCCTCCGAATAGGTGGCGGCAACAATTCGCACCATGCACGAACTTTCCGGCATTTCCCCGGCGGTCTGCGTGTCTGTGCTTTTGATGTACTGCAAAAGAACATACGGAATCCGCTTCGTTTCTGCGTCCTTTGTCGGAAGTCGCATTTTGTAAACCTCCGCGGGCCGCTCTTTCGCTTCTCCGCTCTTCCTGTCCACCCGGACGGGAAGCAAGATGTCTTTTGTGTTTTCTTCGATAAACGCTTTCAAAGCGTCCAGCAGTTCTAACGGTGTCATGTCTTATCCTCCGTACCCGTTCAGAATACGGGTGATTTCCTGTTCAACGCGCTTGTCGATGGTTTCTTGTGCCGCCTGTTCCACCTTGTCAAGCACGTTTTCGTTACCCATCATGTGTGCGGTAGACGGTCCGTAAAGCTGTTGCGACGAATCACGCCGTCGCGTCAGTCGTTCAAACACGCCCACACCGTATTTGCCCAAATCTGCGACGTATGCCGATTCCAGCCGCTTCCCGCCCTCCGCGCGCAATACAGAAACGGAAACCGTGCGTTGCGCGGGGGCGGGCGGCGAAACCTTGAAGCGTTTTAGCGGTATCACCGTTCCGGCAAACTCAATAGAACCCACCAAGTCGCCCGCGGTTGCCCGCTTCATCTTCATGTTTTGGTTTGCGGTAATGTCTGATTGCTTGATGTTGTACGTTTCCCGGATAACCTTTCCCGATTGCGAACGCACCGTACCCAGCGCCCGGTTTATGACGTTGAAAAGCGCCCGGTTCGGCGCGCCTTTGATGTCCCCTAAAAGCAGATTTACCCGCTCGATCTGTTCGTTCGTTATCTCAATCATTCGGTCAACCCCTCCAAATAAAGCACGATTTCCCCGGCTTCCGGGTGAACCTTTGTGATTGTGTAAACGTCGTCGCCGATCTCCACGGTTTCATCTTTTTTCGGGGTCCGTTTCAAAAGGGAAAGAGGGACGTACATTACCAAATCGACAAGAATTAAACCGTCCACGTGATCGGTGGACGGCTTTTTCCTGTCCTGCGCTCCGCCGTCGTCAAGAATGACCGGGCCTTTGTACCGGGTCCCGGAAATCCAAAACTCCAAAACGTCCGCGTGTTCGTTGCTGTTGTGAAAAACGGTCGTCAAGTCCCGCTCGACTTGCGCTTTGAAGTTCATTAAAGAACCTTTGCAACAAACCAGCTATTGACCTCATGCGGCACGGTCAGCGGCTTGCTGTTGATCTGCAAGAAACGGCGGTCCGGGCGGCGCTCCACCCACGTCTGCGGCACTTTGTCGCCCTCGACGGTAACAAAGTTCACGCCGTTGTCGGCAAGCATAGTCACCGCGCCGTAATAGATCGAATAGTCCGCTTCCGTAGAAAGCAGGGCAAGCGTGCCGTCTGGAACAAGCGGCTTGTCCTCCGGCGCGTCGGGGTCGGTCCAGTTATCAAGATACCATTCGTTGTACTGGTAGATGTCCAGCCCCATCTTGTGAACGCTCCCGATGTAGGTAAGGCCGTTCGGAAGCTGGCGGGGCTTGATGACCGCAAGATCATAACCCTTGATGTCCAGCACTTCCTTTACCTTTGCGTTGTTTACAAAGGCGTTTGCAACGTCCTTTGCCATGACGCAAATATTGCAGTTCACAAAGCCGTTTTTCTGCACGGTTTCGTGCCACCGCTCAAGGTCGGCCAGCGGGTCAGCGGTCGGGCTGGTCCATTTCAGCGCGTCGGTGACGATGGTTTCGGTGTTCGTGAAATTGAAGTCGATAACTTCGTTCAGGCCCTCCCCGATAATGGGAATCTGCCCGGTAAAGATAGCGGTTGCCGCCATCCACTCTTCGCGGCGAACGATCATTTCGGTAAGTTCGGCGAAATCCTCCGCCAGCTTCTCAACGGCCCGTTCCGCCGGGGTCCTGCCGCTGTACGGGTTTTCGCCCGCGGCCCGCTCCAGCAGGTCGTCAACGGTCGTGATCTTGTTCGGGGCGACAAGAACGGGGGTGTAACTCTCCGTTCTGTACCCGCTGTTCGGAATAGTCTTGCCGCCGATCTTCGGGTGAACGAACGGGGCCAGCGCGCGGCTCCCTTTCTTGAAATCCACGTCAACGCTCTTCGTCGGGAACGTCTGGCGGTTCTTGAAGAACGTGTCGCGGAAGAACGTATGCACCGGGGGCATACGGCGAATGATTTTCCCCATTGTGCGGGGGGTGTAAATATCAGTCTGAATAGCCATTTTTGATTTCCTCCCTTTACTTCAAAAAGATTCCCAGCTTACGGAAAGCGGGTTTCAGGGTATCGGCGGTCACGCCGTCGGGCAAGGTCAGCGCGTCGGCGAAAAATTCGCCCGTCAGGTAGCACACAACGCCGCCGTCGGTCGAATCGTCCGCGGCGATTCCGTGCAAGTCCGCCAGCCCGTCGGCGGTCGCTTCGCTGATACCGTCAGCGGTTTTGATGACGGGGGCGTATTTGCGAACGGTTGCGCCGCTCTTCACGTCCCCAGCTTCCGTCACAACGGGGAAGTCGCCCGCAAAGAAGTTCACGGGGCTGGTCTGATCTCTGTTGATCTCATACATGGTCTTTTACCTCCTTACTTCGTTTCGGGGAAAAGCTTGTCAAGCGCCGCGTCGATTTCGTCCGCGCCGCTCTTGCCGCCGGTCCCCTCAATTCCTGCGCCCGCTCCGACTTTGCCCGCGCCGCTGTTCTTCGCGTCGTCGTCGCGGTCCTGAATGTACTTGCCGCCCAGCTTGCGCTGTTCCGCGACAATCGCTTTCGCAACGTCGCCCGCGGCAACGGGTTTTGTGAATTTTGCTTCCGCAACGATATTTTCAAAGCCCGGAAGCGCCACGTCCTCGATGTCCTGAATGCGCTTGCGTTCCGCGGCGGTTGCCGCGTCCTCGATCTGCTTTGTCAAGTCGGGGAAAGCCGCTTTCAGGCCGTCAACGGTCTTGATGTCCTTGATTCCGTCCATGATTTCTTCGCTCCTTTTCGGTTCATTTTGATGTTGTATATCTGAAAAACCGTCCGGCGTGTGGGTCGCACAACGGTTTAACAGCGAAACGGGGAGGTTCGGGAAGCGCGAAATATCAAGTGAAACGCTGTTCACGATGACTTTTGCCGTGTTTTCAACGGTCGTGTCTGCTTCCTCGAACATGATCTTGTCGCAAAAACCAGCGTCAACGGCCTGTTTGCCGTCGTACCATGTTTCCGCGCTCATAATCGCGGCGATTTCGTCCGCGTCTTTGCCCGTTTTCAGGGCGTACCCGTTCACGATTGATTGCTTAATCACTTTCAGTTCTTCGCCGACTTTCACAAGGTCGGCTTCGTTGAAGTAACCCAGCAACCCCACGGACGGGTCATGCACCATAAAAACGCCGTTGCCCGGAATCTCAATCACGTCGCCCGCCATTGCAACAATCGTCGCCGCGGACGCGGCCCAGCCGTCGATCTTGACCGTGATTTTCGCCGGGTTGTCTTTCAGCCGGGTATAAATGGCATTTGCGGCGAACACGTCGCCGCCGCCGCTGTTGATTCGCACGACGATTTCGGGGACGGACCCCAGCGCGTTCAATTCCTCCGTAAACTGCCGGGGCGTTACTTCGTCGCCCCACCACGTTTCGGAAGCAATGTCGCCGTACAAAATCAATTCCGGGGCGGCGTTCTCTTCCGCCGCGTCCCGGAAACTCCAAAAGTGCTTATTTTTCGGGTTCTGTGCTTGATTGTCCGGGTTCTTCGCCGGGCCGCTCTTCTTTTTGGCTTCCTGTGCCATCGCCCTTGACCTCCTTTAATAGCTTTTCTTCGCGCCTTAACTGCGCCGCGTTTTGGTAGAAATCGGACCCGTTCATTTCCATTGCTTCACGGTCACGGGTTGAAAAGCCGTTTTGTACGCGCTTTTCCGCCGCGGTGACTTCCTGAACCGGGTTCAAAAGGCCCTGCGCCGGGCCGTTCCACTCCGCCCCGGTGTACGCCTTGCGAATGATCGGGTCGGTAAAAAAGCCGGGCGCGGGGATTCTTCCCTTTGCGACGGCTTCCGCGAACCACTCTTCATAAATGGGCTGGCAAAAATCGTTTGCAAGCCATGTCCGATACATACGAAACATTTTCCATGCTTCCAAAAGCGCGCCGCGTGACGCGCTGTACGACGCGTTGAAGTTCTTTACCAGCAGTTCGTAAGGAATTTCAAGGGCCGCGCCGATCTGTCGGCAAATGGCAATCACGAACCCGTCAAACGCTGTGTTCGGTCTGCCGGGGTTCATGTCGTGCGCCTTTTCGCCCTCGTTCAAGTCCACGATTGCGCCGGGCGCAAGTTCAATCGTGCTGTCGTCGTCCGCGTCCACCTGTGCTTCTTCCGGGATAATTTCACCGAAAGCGCCGTCAGCCGACGCGCTTTCCTTTTCGATGAATACCGTAAACATACCCGAAACGACGGCGGCGACAAGTTCCGCGTCGGTGTATCGTCCTAACTGCTTCAACGCTTCGATGACCGGGGCAAGGAACGGCACGCCGCGGCGCTGTCCGATTCGCTCCCGGTTCATAATGTGAATCACATTGCGCCGCCCGGTCTTTTCGCCCCATGCTTCAACCCGCGTCCACTTCATTTCCGTAAATTCATACGAAAGGGGGTGGTGGGTGCTGATATGGTATGCGACGACTTCGCCCGCGTCGTTCGTTTCAACGCCGCCGACAATGTGCGGGTCGCCTGTGTCCCCGTGCGGGTTGCTTAACCTATCCGCTTCAATCAAGCAGATTCGGAGATCATAGGGCATATTCACCCGGCTTGTCACGGGAAGCGTTGCGATAACGTCCCCGCTCATAAGCCAATTCAGAAAGGCAAGTTGCTGGAGTTCGTAAAAGTTGTCCAGCCGCTCCAAATCGCAAGCGGGGGAATCCGCCCACAAAGCAAATTCCCGTTCGATCTTGCATTCAAGGTCCCGCGCTTCCTCTTCGCTGATTCCCAAAACCTCATAATCGACTTGACTTTTCAGCTTCAAGCCGGACCCGACGACGTTTGTTCGGCACGTTTTCAACGCGCCCGTCGCAAGAGGAACGCCCATGTAAAGATCACGGCAACGCTGGCGGAGAACGGAAAGGTTTTCTTGTATGTCCTCCCGTGCGGACCCGCCGCCGTAAAGCCACCCGGCAAGCGATTTTTTCGTTACCGACGCGCCGTAATTGCTGTACCCGCTGTCAAGTATCTGTAATTTGCGACGCGCCCCAGCCCGTTTCAAGGCTCTTTCGGGCGATACCGCCGCAATTACGCGGTCAAATACATTCAATCCGCTTCACCGTCCTTTCTTACAGGTCCCGCGGAACGGCGCGGAAAACACGGTTTCTTCCGCCGCGCTTTTCGATGTTCTCCAGCCGCGCAACCTGATTTCTCCAATATTCAATCTGCTGTCTGATCTCCGAAAGGTTCGCTTTTGTCAGGCTCCGTGAACCTATCGTATAGCTTTGATGTGTCGTAACCTCCAATTCGGCGGTTAGCCATGCGTCAAGGTGCTTTTTTGCAATTTCAAGGCTGATTCCATTTGCCATTTATATTATCCCTCCGTTTCCTCTGGACCGTCTGCCGCGCTTGCGGGGCGGGGCTGGCGGCGCGTCGCGGTCCGGCTTTTTCAAAACCGGGTTCGCAATCTCCAGCGCGGCGGTTGCGTAGTTCCGAATATCAAGCGGTTCATTCCGCTTGTACCCGCCGTCTTTCAGCGTCCACACGTATTGCGCTTTGCCTTTCTTGTAGGTCATCACCATTTTTTCAGCGGTCAGGCCGCGGAAATACTCTTGCGTGTACCCTCTGTCTTTCTCTTTCGGGAAATGGCAGTAATTCGGCCCCTCTTCCTGAATGCCCAGCCGCTGATACAAGATCGCTTTTCCCGTGTCAACGCCGATTGTGAATAGCGGCGCTTTGACGCTGTTTGCGGTCGATGGGCGGTTGTAATACGGCACGTCCGCTCCGCCCTTGCCCTTGATAGCGAATACCCGGCGGGCCGTCCGCTCTTTGCAAAAGCGGTAAACTTGCGTCGTGAAGTGTCCGCCGGAATCAATGCACGTGCAAATGATTTTCAGCCGCCGCCCGTCGGCGGTCGTGAACGTCTGCGAAAGCACCTTGTCGAGTTCGTCCCAAACGGGCTTTAACTTCAAATCCCCGTATATCGCTTGATACTTGATACCCCAGCTTTCTTTCTCTTCGCCCCAGCCGACAACCTCAACTTCAAAACGGTTGTCCTGAACGTCAACGCCAGCGGTCAGCACCAGCACTTCTTCCGGCACTTCGCAATTATACTTTTCACGGCGCTTGTAAAGGTCGTCCGTTTCGAGTTGTTCGCCCTCTTCCTCCCATGTCTGCCCCATCTCTGTGTCTGTCTCTTATACACA